GGCGTCGTCGTCGCTGCTACGCTCGGGGTCACGCTCTGCGACGGGATTAACGTAATATCATATATCTTTGTCGGAGTCACTGCAACCGACGGAGTTCCGGACCCAGTGTAGGTAAACGAAGCAGTGGCGGTTTGCGATTGCGTTCCGGACCCAGTGTAGGTAAATGAAGCAGTGGCGGTTTGCGATTGCGTCTGACTGATGGTTTCAGTTCCCGTATAGGTTTGCGTAGGACTCCACGTTATCGTGCGCGTGCTACTTGGGGTTGCGGGAACTGCAGTCCCGCTGACGGACGCTGCTTCGTTGCCGACGGTAAAGTCAATGCCGCACGCCTGCGGAAGAGTCAGGGTTGCCGAATAAACGCACGTGGGGTTCTCGTTGACCCCGCTCATGCTCGTCGTGGCGCCGCACGCGAGCGTGAGATAAAAGGTGCGACTGCAGGTGGGCGACACTGCCGTTGCCGGTCCGTACAGTTGACGCGTGTATACGCCGTTTGATGTTTCAAATGTCGAGAAGGAACCGCACGGGTTTCCGGCGTTTTGATTCTGCATACACGATTGGTACATGACAATCGTGTATCCAGGAGGGTTGAACGTCTGTCCGTTCAGGAGGTTGTAGAGCGCCTGCGGACCAATCCCGCCAAGCGCCGTACTGAAAAAGCACCCGATTGCCAGGGCGCTACGGAACAACATCGAGTGTTTATAGTATACGCATATAAAACTCACATCGGTCGCACCCACCAATCCGATCCAAAGAAGGGTCCGGACGCAGGAATATCCTTGGGATCGCGCTGCGGGCGCGTATTGGTGAGCGCCTGGATCTCGGGGTAGGAGAGGGCGTAGTTGTAGTACGTGAAGTTGCCGATCGCGCCATTCCACCCGCCGTTGTCGCCGACCATCACCGACCCGGTGTTCTGCATCGGGAGCGCCGCCAGCGTCAGGTGGGTGTGCAGCGTTCCGTTGACGTAGACGTCCATCGACTGCTGCTTGATGGTTATGACGAGACTGATGGTTTTGTTGGCGGGCAGGTTGCGAATGACGACCACGCCTGGTTTCGTGGAGTTGTAGGTATCCTGCACAATGTGAATCTCGTTGCGGTTTTTGCGCAGAGTGACCGACGGCGACTGGCGCGAAAGATCGGAGGATCCCTTCACAAACACAATCGGCGCCTTGCTGCTGGGTTCCCAGTCGTAGTCGTCGACATATAGAGACGCAGCAAACGAGAATTCAATGCCGCCCTCCTCGTTCTTGGATTGGGGCAGGTTCGTGTCAATCTTCAGGTAGTCGCGTCCGTTGTGCAGCGCGTCGATGAGGGGCATGCTGGTTTTTACGGGAACAACGGGATCCGAAGACAGAGGACCGCTGCTGCTGTATACGAACTCATACACCAGGAGCATGACGATGCCCACAATGACGATGGTCATCAGCGTTATGAGTATAGTTCTGATTTCCATTATTTAGAACACGCCTAGAAAAGTTTCGTAACACGACCTGTGCTGTCCGTGACGCCGACGTTGACGCTGTACCCAAAGAACGGTTTCGATGGCAGAGTGTTGGCGGTGTAGGACGTGCCCTTTGTTCCTGCGTTGAAAAAGGTCTGTGCGTCCGAGGGCGTGAGTGCGCGCGCGTAACTGAAGACGTCAATCACGTTGCCCGAGAACCCGCCGTTGCTCATGATCCCAAGATCGCCCGTGGGCGTCATGGGCACGCCCGGCAGGAGGCAGGAGCGCAGCAACTTGCCGTCGCGGTATATGTCCACGTTGCGCCCGCTGACCGAGACGCCGACCGCGAACCAGGTCTGAAGAGGCACGTTCTTGAGTTGGCACTTGAAGACGTCGCCGGACGCTGCTGCCGAGTTCCCCGACGTCTGGTGGTAATCGATCTTCACCTCGAGGGAGTTGTCGGTGGGGTGCAGGTAGATGTAGGGGTTCAGACTGCCCTTCACTCCGCGCGTGATCACGGTCTTTTCCTGCCCAAACTTGGTGTCCCAGTCCTTGATGTACATCCACCACTGAAGACCGTAGTTTCCGCCGTTGACGCCCGCCTGCGCCGGTGTAGACGCCGCAGGAATGGTCGCCGAGGTGCTGCTGTCGACGGGCGTCTTGGCAAGATTGCCCGATGACGCCCTGTCGCCCGCGATACCCTGGTAGATGAAGAAGGATCCAAAGGTCAGCAGCGACACAATGATAGAGTACGTCAGGAACGACGTAATGCGCGACGTGAAGGGCATAAACCCGCTTTGGCGGAACAGGTAATAGTACGCCAAGAAAAGCACAATGATACCGGTGACGACACCTGTGACGATAAGACCCGTCCGAGAGTCTTGTGTCAGAACAACGCCCGGGGACGTCTTCGCTTCCGACTTTGCTGCTGCTGCTGCTGCTGCAGACGCTGCGGACTGACCCGCATTGAACCCCGCCATGTAATTTGTAGATGTCGCATCGACCGGCGCAGGACCGGATGGCGGTGTGGCAGGCGTCGCCGCATTCGTTCTGCTGCTCATTATTAGTATGTAGGTAAAAACGGAAAGACAAAGGCGTACTCCAAGATAACTGTAACTGTATGCTCGCGTCGACAATCTTCTGCAACAACTGCGGTCAGCGCGGACACCCCTTTCGAGAATGCAAAGAACCCGTCTTATCCTGCGGCATCCTGCTGCTGCGCAACCGCGCAACCAGCGAACCCACGACTCTTCCTGCGCCCGCCGCGAGCATCGAGATCCTCATGGTGCGCCGCAAGGACAGCATGTCCTTCGCCGAGTTCGTGCGCGGAAAGTACGATCCCTCGAAACTCGATTACGTCCGCACCCTTCTTTCGAACATGACGCGCGACGAGATTGCTAGATTGAACACCGAAGAATTCGAGTCCATCTGGGCGAAATTGTGGGGCAACAGCATCATCGAGCGCCGCGAGCAGGAATTCCACTCCGCCTGCGAAAAGTTCAGCGCCGTCCGCACCATTGTCGAACACGCCACGAGCAATTATGCGGAACCCGAGTGGGGGTTCCCGAAGGGGCGCCGCCTCAAGTGCGAGACCGACCAGGGGTGTGCCGAGCGCGAATTCTACGAGGAGACCAATATCCCCCGCTCCGAGTACTGCCTCGTGTCCGGTCTCCAACTCGAAGAAACCTTCAAAGGCACCAACGGCATCCCCTACCGCCACAAGTACTTTGTTGCCGTCCTCACAAAACCGCACGACATAACCCAAAAGTTCACCTTCTCCCAGCGTCAGGAAATCTCGGCGATCGAGTGGAAGTCGCTCGACGAGTGCTTGAAGTTGACGCGACCGCAGTACGTGCAGCGGGGCGCAGTCATACACGACCTCGCAAACATTGTACAAACCTTTGAAGTTCGTCTTCCGCATGAATAATACGGCGGGTAGAATGGAGACGGCAACTGCAGCAGTCGAAGCGCTGAAACAAGCAATTCCTCGAACGTGGTTGGAATGGTTGTTTGCCGTTCGCTCCTTTACGGAAGCGCTCTACGTCCTCGTCGCAGGGTTCGTAGTCTACGGTCTCTTTTTTGGAGTTGGAATCGGTCTCTCGTTTGCATTCGCCTTTGGCAGTTGCCAGAAAACCGATACCGAAAAGTCCACGAAATATGCAGCAATCTGGGCGGCGTACCCCACTGTCGCCTTTTACATCGTGCGCGTCTTTGACGTGTTCCGCCGCACGTTTGACGATATTTTTGGGTCTCCTTGGATTTCGATAGGGTACGTCGTTGCTCTTGCCGCGCTCGCCGGCGTATTTTCCCTGTCCTCGAACTCGATTCAGGGCGTGTGCGTCGCGTCGCTCGACGAGGCGCAGGAGTTCCGTCGTAAACTGGCAGCACAGCAGGCGGCGAAGGACGCTGCTGCAAAGGTCAAGGCGGCGCAAGAATCAAACCCTGCTGCGAGACCTACTCCATAAAGTTGTGGACGAGAAGGTAGGATACCACCGCGAGGACAAAGATCCACCACCACAGGGGGAAGACGGTGGACCCCTTCTTGCCAGTCCCAAAATCGCGCACGCGCCCTTCTTCAAAAATCAATTGCGGTTTGAAGTAGAGAAGTCCCGACACCAAAAAGAGGTAGAGCGTCACCATCCACATGCGCGGATCCCCGTCCAGCGTATACATTGTATACCATGCTCATTTTATTTACGGTCTCGATACAATGGCCGCCGCTGTCTCCGGAGAAGCGTTCGCTCTCCCGAACCGCAAGGCGTTTGCGGACTACATTGCGCGAATCTTCCTGAAATATAGGACTCTCGACAAGTCAGACGACGAGGACGGCGTGGACGCGTGTTTGAGTCGCTCGTCCTCCAAAAACCGCGAACTCCTGCCATACCAGAAACTCGTGCGAGACTACTTGGCACTCGAATCGCCCTACCGCGGTCTCCTCGTCTACCACGGTCTGGGAAGCGGCAAGACCTGCTCCTCCATCGGTCTTGCCGAAACCCTCCTCAATGACAAGAAGATCTTTGTATTGCTGCCCGCCTCGCTACAGGACAACTTTCGCCAAGAAATTCGCACCTGCGGCGACCCTATCTACAGGAACAACAATTTCTGGGAAACCCGGATCATCAACAGCGAGGCGGACAAGGGACCTGCGTTCGCTATGAAGATTCCCGACTCCTTTCTTCGCAAACAAGGGCGCTACTTTGTGACTGTTCCCGGGAAAGAGTCGAACTACAACACCCTCCCTCTTGACGTGCGCCGCGGCATTGACGATCAGATTTCAGCACTCATCGACGCGCGATACACCTTCATAAACTACAACGGACTGAATTCGGAAAGCGTCAAAGTTCTCATTCCCGAGGAAGACCCAAAAACATCCACGAAATTCGACAATTCAGTCGTGATCATCGACGAGGCGCACAATCTTATCTCGCGCGTCATCAGCGACTCAGTAATCGGCAAGCGACTCTACGATGCGATCTATTATGCAAAAGACTGCAAGGTTGTGCTGCTCTCGGGCACGCCCGTCATCAACCGCCCGAACGAGGTCGCGTACTTTATGAACCTCCTGCGCGGACCCATCGAGCGCATTCTCATCCCGGTCAAGGAGATGCCCACGTGGGATGAAGCAGGGATGAAGTCATACTTTCAAAAGATGCCCGAAGTCGACAGCGTCGAGTTCAACAGCGTCAAGCGCACCATTCAGGTCACGCGCAACCCTCCCCACTTTCGCTCCATTTACGGTTCCAAAGGCGACCGCATTGCCGTTAAATACGACGAGACGTTGGAGTACAAGAACGCAAAGGACTGGGTCGAGTCCAGCGTGCGTCCCACCTTTCCCACCACCTTTCCCGGCGGCGTACTCGGCGCGCGCGAGTACATAAATATCGAGTACCTCGAGTGCCTGCCCACCAACTTTGCGGAATTCATGAACACCTTTGTCGACGGACTGAACGTCAAGAACTCCCTGCTTTTCCAGAAGCGCATCCAGGGTCTCGTGACCTACTTCAAGGGCAGCGACGAGCGCATGCTGCCCAAGCGCATCGAGGACGACAAGATGCTCGAAAAGATCGAGATGTCCGACGAGCAGTTCAACGTATACCTCGAGCGCCGGTGGAAGGAAATTCAGGCAGAAAGCAAAAAGTCGAGCAGCGGCGGACTCAATGACGACTTTTCCTACTACCGCGTCCTTTCCCGCCTCGTGTGCAATTATGCTGTACCCCTTGACCTCCGCAAGTTGATGGGAGATCAGGATGATATTCAGGACGAGAACAAGGAGGCAGATAAGTCTGTGATTCTGGACAGGTTGCGCGCCAACCCCGACAAGTACCTCCGCGACGCCGGTCTCGCCGTCTACTCCCCGAAAATGCGCAAGATGCTCGCCAACATCAAAGAAGAAGGATTCAACAATCAGTTCATCTACTCGCAGTACAAGGAACTCGAAGGACTTGGGATTCTCACCGCAATCCTCGATGCGAACGGGTACCAGCGATATCGGTTCGTCAAGGAGGGCGGCAAGTACCGCGAGAGTCCCGACATGGACCCCGCCAAACCCGCGTACGCAATGTACACCGGCGACGAAGACCCCGTCGAAAAGGAACTCGTGCGGTGCATATTCAACGAAGACTACAAGACAATTCAAGCGAAGTACCCCGAGCACGCGACCTCGCTCTTCGAAAGCATGATGGTGCGCGGCGGCGGCAAGCACATCCTCTGCATTCTGATGGCAACCTCGTCCGGCGCCGAGGGTATTAACTTGAAAAACGTGCGCCGTCTCCACATCACGGAACCGCACTGGAACCCCGCGCGACACGATCAAGTCATGGGTCGCGGCATCCGCCTGTGCTCGCACGCCACCCGCCAAATCCTGCAGTCCGGCAGCACGTTCGTGGATCAAACAGTTCCCGTCGAAGAGCGCACCATTCGCATATCGTTCTACCTTTCGGTATTTTCGAAAGAGCAAGCAACATCCGTCACCGCCTTCAACGTCGTGCCCATCCGGCGCGCAGACACGCGCACCAAGCGCTACGACGCACCGCCGGGTGAAGAAGGCGCCCGCGCCCCCGAAGCGTTCTTATCGAGCGACGAGTTCCTCTACGAAGTCTCCTACGAAAAGGGCAGGATCACGGAAGGCATTACTAAACTTATAAAACAGGCAGCAGTCGACTGTGAAATTCATCGTAAACTTCATAGTCGCGAAAAACCTGTTCTTCAATGCTTGCGCTTTGACTCCACCATAAAGGGCGAAGACCTCGCGTTCAAACCGAACCTAAAAGACGACGAGCGCGACGAGACCTATCTCCGCAACATCGTCAAGCGCTCGCGCCGTCTCCAGCGCGTAAAAATTAAGGACATTGTCTTTTTAATCGACCCCGATTCCAAAGAGGTCTTTGACGAACCTGCGTTTGGCGACGCGAACCGCTTGCTGCGCATCGGAACGCTGACTCCCACGAGCATCCGCTTTTTTACGGGGATTTCGTCTGAATGATCGACTCCAGGAACGAATCGCAGATCTTGGACCACGGGCGACTCTTGGCGACCTTGACGCAGTTCTCGCGTGTCTCCGAGACCCGGTCCGGTCCGACCATCGCGAGCGCCTTCTCGAGCGCCTCGCAGACCAACTCGGGCGTCGACGTGTGCTCGATCAGACCCACACCCGCACCCTGCTGCATGTATTCGTAGGAGGTAATCGGAGCAAACACGCCCACCTCCTCGTTCATGAATGAGCGGTACCCGCCCAGATCGAGAACAACTTGCGGCGCGCCCGTCGCGAGGTGCTCCAACTGGCAGAGACCGAACCCCTCGCCGTTCGACGTGTTGATGCCGATGTCACAGGCGTTGTAGAGTTGGTTGATCGTCTCGTCGTTGTAGTAGGTCGTCGGGGGAGTTGTATCAATGGTCAAGAGGCGCGTGCCGTACGTGGGCGCCTCCAGACCGTGCTTCTCGAGTTCATTGAGGTAAATCTGGAGCGGGTTGTAAAATGCACCGCCTTCCTGCTTGACCGATGTGATAAACACCATGTAGAGCGGAACCGTCGGGTTCTTCTTGAGGAGGCGGACGAACGCCATGATCGAAAGGTCGAGGCGCTTCCGCTGACTGTTGCGATTGATGTTCAGAATGACCTTGGCATCCATCCCGAGATTCAACTGCTTGCGGATCGCCATGCGCTCGCCGTCCGACCCCGGTTTAAAGACCATCGTGTCCACGCCGTGCTCCAGAACATCGATAGGCAGCGTCGCGGTCGTCAGGCGCGTCTTGAGGTGCGTCTTCCACGACTCCGTAAAGCACAGAATCCGGTCCGCAGTGTTCTCGATGTTGCGCAGCAGACCCATGTCGGCGCCCTCATACACCTGGTCCAGATAGACCCAGATCTTGTACGTCTTCGGAACGTCCTTGATCGCGTTCAAAAACTGGTTGACGACGATGGGGTCGTTGTAGATCATGATGACGTTGGGCGATACAGTATCGACATACTCCTTGAACTTGTTGAACCCGAACCCCTGTTCGCGCGGATCTTCGTTAGCAGCAGCGTCGTACTGGATGACGTTCTGCAGTGCACGCATCGGCGTTTGCGTCCGCGCGGGGGAGCGCTGAAACCCGAAATGGAAGATCTTGACAATCGGGTGAAGCGTCGCGAGTTGCTTCAGCAGATTGTGCGATACCTTGGAATACCCCGTCACCTGCTCAGTGTGCGTGCTGACCAGTAGGAAACGAAGAGGCGCCATTCCGCAGTGTTACCTTACTAAATTTCGAATGTCTAAATATAATACCGAATGGCGAACGTAGCAGCAAAGTTTACCAACAACCCGAACGTCATTTTCGCCCCCAAATTCAAGAGCGCGTCCGAAGTGACCGAGTACACGAAGCGCATGGCGACCGCGGCGTATTACACGTCAAACACTGCCGACCAGAAGCGCGCGTATTCGTCAACGTACACGACGTTCTTGGGCGCAAACGTCTACGCGATCCCGAACATCATGCGCACGGGCGTTCCCAACACGAACGGGTTCCAGCAGCGCCCCGAAAAGGTCGCGCCCGGGTTTAACAAATGGTTGCCTTCGTAAAGATAATGAGCGAGGAGAAACCCAAAGCAGACCGCCTTCGTGAGTGTATTGCAGTCTTGCAAAAACTCACGAAAGAATTTGGAATCCCGTACGAATCCCCGGAGATTCAAGAACTCAAGTCGCGCTTCGACCCCTACATTGCCGATGGAACGCCCTGGAACGGGACCGTATCGTTCAAAGTCTACGGGCGGATCGCGCACGTGAATTTGCCGAAGCGCGCGCGGTCGCAAGTCGAAGTTGTTCTGAAGGCAATCCGGCGCTGACAGATTAAAATGCGTTCTCCTTCATTTTCGGGATTTTCGTGAACGTTCCGAACCGATCCATGTACGGCGTACTCGGAATGTCAAACATCTCCGTGACCGACGACGACCGCGTCATCCCGCTGCGGATCATCATCTTGCGCGTGGCGTTCCCGATCCAGTCGTACCCGTATCGCATACTCATGTATGCGTGTATGACCACAAACGCCAGAAGCGAAAAAATTATGATATACGGCAGCGGACTATACATTATTCATAGCGTATACATAATATGCCCGGGGGACTGATGCAGTTGACCGCCTTTGGGGCGCAGAATGTACTCATCAATGGCAATCCGTCCATGTCCTACTTTACGAAACTCTACAAGCGCACCACGAACTTTGCAATGGAGCATTTTCGCCTCGACCCGCGCAACGTGACCGACACCGGACTTCCCCAGGCGGGAACTCGCACCTTTCGCTTCAAGGTGCCCAACTATGCTGACCTTCTGCACGATTGCTACCTCTGCCTGACCCTTCCCGACATTTGGTCGCCGCTGACTCAACCCCCCGCGTCAACCCCCGCCGCAACCGTTCCGTTTGGCGCACCCTATGAGTTCACATGGAACAAGAACATAGGATTCAACATGATTCAGGAAGTTGCCATAAACTTCAACGGTACGACCATGGTGACCATGACCGGCGAAT